AGTCATGGTTGCGACTAGTGAGGCCACCGCAATAACGCTGGCTGCAATTTGCAGAAGTTCTTCTGCATTTTCTGTAATGTATTCGATCATTGAATTAGGGGTTACATCATGTTGGAGGTGTAGGCACCCACACCAGAGGGGTCAAGACGGACGGCGGGCTTGGCAGCACCGCGATGGGCGTCGAGTTGTTCGTCGAGGACATTCCGGCAAACGCTCCAATGGTAGTTGGCTCTCTCAAGGTCTGCGTTCTCTTCGGCAATATTGCCGAGCATAGCGTGCTTGATTGCGTGAAGACTAGAAACGTAGACAAGATCGTTTTGATCTAACAAAGGAACAAACTTACGCTTTAGTAAAAGACGAAGAGATGCTTTTTGATTATTTGCATCAACTCTATACCGACGATAACGACTCACTTTGTTGGGCTGACGGACTGTGGCTAATTGAGTCGTGTCGTAGTGGTAAATTTTACCGCTTGCCCCATCTGCCCCCACAAGGTTCCAAGTTATTGCGGCTGAAGTTGACCTAGCAA